CTTCAGCGACGACTATGCGCGCGCGATCCAAGCACGAGCCATGCACCACGCGGACGGGATTCTCGATCTCGAACAAAAGCTGCTGAACGGGGAAATTCCGCCAGACGTTGCGCGGGTTGCGCTCGATACGCGGAAATGGGTTGCCTCGCGTCTCTTGCCGAAAACTTACGGGGACCGACATACCGTGGACGTTGCCGTGACTCACACGCACCAGTTGCATCTCGATGCGCTTAAACGGTTGAACGATTCAGCGAAGGCATTGCCAGCAGCAGATATCATCGAGGGCGAGATTGTCAGCGTGTCCTAATAGGGCTTGCCCTTGCGGGAAAGTTATCAACAGGCAGAAAACAGTCCTACATAAATGCTATTGACGTTTTTGGAAAACAGTCTTACAACGTCTAAGACATTAACGGGAAAGGATTCGGTTTCATGTAACAAGCGCAACGATTGACGGGGTAGGGACGCGCAACGCTGAAACGCGGCGCGGAAAAGCGGATCGGGAGACCGTGAAACCGCAACACCCCCCCCCGTCTCGACCCCCCACCGGGGTGCGCCTGCTGCAGCCAACCCGCTCCCCCAAAACTGAAAAACTCACACGGAGATAAGGTATGCTTATAGGTTATGCTCGTACTTCAACCAATGACCAGCACGCAGGGCTAGACGCGCAACGGCGTGACTTAGCCGCGTCAGGGTGCGAGCGCATCTTTGACGAGCAGGTGTCATCTGTCGCGCGTCGTGACAGGCTTGATGAGGCCATCCAGTACTTGCGTGATGGCGATGTGCTTGTCGTGACTAAGCTCGACCGGCTTGCTCGCAGTGTCGCGGATCTAGTGACGATTGTTGCTGAGATAGAGAAGCGTGGCGCGAGCCTGCGTATTCTTGCGATGAATCTTGATACCCACACACCGACAGGCAAGCTGATGCTGAATGTGATTGGCTCTGTGGCGCAGTTTGAGCGTGAGATCATGCTTGAGCGTCAGCGTGAGGGTATCCAGAAGGCGAAGCGAGACGGGAAATACAGGGGCAGGAAGCCGACTGCGGCTAAAAGGAAAGACGAGATCGTGACGCTATTGGCTGAGGGTGCGAAGCCGTTGCAGATTGCCTCTCAGCTGCAGATCTCGAAGAGCAGCGTTTATCGTTTGATAGGGGAGATGGGATGATCTCTGATGGCGATAAGATTGCTGTTTGGTTTTCCTGTGGCGCTGCCAGTGCTGTCGCTGCCAAATTAACCATAGAGAAGTACGGAGATCGGTGTAGCGTATCTGTTCTGAATAGCCCGGTTGCCGAGGAAGATGAGGATAATCGGCGCTTCCTTTCTGATGTGGAAAAATGGTTGGGCGTTGAGATTGGCATAGTCAGGTCAAAGAAATATCCGTCATGTTCTGCTGTTGAGGTTTGGAATGACCGGAAATTTATGAGCGGTAACGCTGGTGCGCCGTGTACCTTGGAGCTGAAGAAGAAGGCGCGTCAGGAGTGGGAGAGGCAGAATCACGTTGACTGGCACGTTCTTGGTTTTACCTTTGACGAGATCAGGCGGCATGAGAGGTTTGTTTTAACTGAGAGGGATAATGTTATTCCTGTTCTTATAGACGAGCGCGTAACTAAGGACATGTGCTACGACTATTTGCGTAAGGCAGGGATTGAGTTGCCACGGATTTATAGTCTTGGTTATCCGAATGCGAATTGCATTGGTTGCGTTAAGGCTACATCCGCAACGTATTGGAGCCATGTTAAATCTGTGCATCCAGATGTGTTTAGAGATCGTGCCGAGCAATCGCGCCGCATTGGGGCAAAGCTAGTACGGCACAAGGGTAAACGGATGTTCTTAGATGAGCTGCCAGATGGGGCTTTAGGCAGACCTATGAAGAACATGGATTTTGAGTGCGGGTTGTTCTGCGAGGAAAAGATATAGGGGAGATGGGATGATGGATATAGTTGCACGGGCAAAAATAAAATCAGGCATGCTTAGAATTAGAGAGCCAATTAAATTTGGATCAGATGTTGATTTGATTGACGAAATGGCAGCCGAGATTGAGTTGCTCCGTAATGAGCGTGATTTGTTGTGGGGAGCGTTGACAGCGGCGCGTAATTCTCTTGCGGGACTTGGTTATCCCAATATCGCATCAATGATTTGTGATGCCGCATTGAAGGATGATGAGTGATGGATATAGTTAAATGGTTGCGGCAATACGGATGGCGTAATGGCACAAAGACGTGTGGTGATAGGCACGATGAAGCCGCCGATGAGATTGAGTTTCTCCGTAAGGAGCGTGATCGGTTGCGGGAAGCGTTGAAAGAAATAGCAACTGAAGAATACATTGATCCTAAAATGATAGCTGAAGAGGCGCTTTGGTATTCCAAAGCCGCCCGTGCCGCGCTGAAGGAGAACTCTTAATGGTCGGCTTTGACTCGAAGCGTAAGATGGCGGCTTCACGGCATTGCGATGACGAGACGATGGCGCACATCATAGATCTGCGTAAACGGTTAAGCGATGCTGAGACGCAGCGGGATAACTCTATCGATGTTGTGATGGACTTGCGCCGCGAGAACGCGAAGCTGATCCGCATTGTGCAAGAAGTGACGAGGGAACAGTGATGAAGACAACACGTGAACGCTTTTTTAGCAAAGTTAAAATTAACGATGTAACTGGATGCCATGAATGGACCGGAGCAAAGTTCCGCGATGGTTATGGACAGTTTAGAGTTGGCGATGGAACATTGAAAATGATTTCAGCTCATAGATGGATTTGTGAGCCAATTCCAGAAGGGATGCTTGTTTTGCACAAATGCGACAACCGTTCATGTGTAAATCGTGATCATCTATTCTTTGGCAGTCATAAGGATAATATGACAGATATGGTTGCAAAGAACCGTCAGGCCAAAGGTGCAAGATGCGCTAAAACAAAACTTACAGAAGATCAGGTTAAGGAAATACGAAAGGACACCCGTAGGCAAAGAGACATTGCTGATGCTTACGGCGTTGGTAAATCTTTAATATCATACATAAAGAGAAAAGAAATTTGGACTCACGTTGACTGACAATGAAGCCGGTAATCTCGATCTTTAGGCATCACCCAGTTGCTTCGCAGGATTGCGTTGACGGTATGATTGAGGCGTTATCTGGTGACTTCTTAATTAAGGTTTTTGATGAGAGCGATTTCTCTAACGACCCATTAAAGGAGACGGATATTGTCGCTTTCCCCGGCGGTATTGGAGATGCCTATTACAAGTTCTTCGATTTCTTTAAACGGAGAGAAACTAATGAGATTGCTGATTTCATATCTCGCGGTGGCAAGTATTTGGGTATCTGTCTCGGAGCATATTGGGCTGGGAGAAATTATTTTGATCTTCTTAGTGGCCTTGAGCCTGTCCAGTATATCAAAAGCACTGCTGCCGACATTAAGCGATCATATCCCACAGTGGCTAAAGTGAGTTGGGGTACGCGCGATGAGAAGATGTTCTTCTATGATGGGCCTACTTTTGTCGGCGATGGTCGTTGCCAGCATCATGCTCGTTACGCGAATGGCTTACCTATGGCAATTATTCAGGGCCGCGTTGGTCTCATTGGTTGCCACCTTGAGTCGCAGCATAAGTGGTACGCGAAACCGTATATGCATAAGCACTGGCATGGCGGTGCGCATCATGAGTTACTTTTATCTTTTACGAAGAAGCTGATGAGGGCTAAGTGATGGAGATGGATTACGCTGCTGCTGAGAAAGCTGTGCAGTTGGAGGCTCAGCTCATAGTGTATCGTGACGCTTTACAGCGCATGGTGAAGCGGTTGATGGACAGAGACAGCGAGTTTGCGCGGATCGTTGACGCTGTAGTGATAGGGAAGATCGCGCTGGGAGACGATGATGTGGAAGACTAATCTGAAACCGATTCATGAGTGGGATAAGCTCGTCAACAGCCTGAATACCGTGAAGGCTGACGCGATGCTGTCATTCCGATACGGGTGCCCGTTTGACCATAATCCTTTTGAGCCTGGCACCGATCGGCATAAGGCATGGTCGGAGGGATGGGAGATGGGCAAGGAGAAATGGGGAGAGCCACTCAGTGAAAAGCGAAGCTGAAGAACTGTTGGCGTTGCTTGTTCCGTCTTACTTCAAGTTGATTGATCAGCTGAGAAAGCGGGAAGAGATCGCGACGATGATGGAGTCAGCCGGTGAGAGCGATGCTTTCAATATGGCTATTGGTTATACTTACGCGGCATTCGATGACTTGATGATGCACGCTGAAGAGATAGTGAATAGGTCTACGAGATGAGCAAGGCTTCTTCTGACGCGAAAGAGTTTGAGGATTTCATTCGGCTGTATCGCAATGATCCGGTCAAATTTGTCCGCGTTGTGCTGCGAGAGACACCGTTAAAGTGGCAGGAGGAACTGCTGCGGAAGATCGCGGCAGGGAAACGGCGCATCTCTGTGCGCGCGGGTCACGGTGTCGGTAAAAGTACTGTGTGTTCGTGGGCCATTGTCTGGGTCATGTGCACGCGGTTCCCACAGAAATGCGTAATGACCGCGCCTACAGCGGGGCAGTTGTTCGATGCGTTGTTCTCTGAGTTGAAAGCGCAAGTGAACAAGCTGCCTCCTGTATTGCGCGACTCATTTGATGTGCTGAGTGACAGGATTAGCTTGAAGGCAGCGCCAGAGTCGAGCTTTGCATCAGCGCGTACCTCGTCCTCAGAGCGACCAGAAGCCCTTGCCGGTATTCACTCAGAGAACGTGTTGCTGATTGTGGACGAGGCATCAGCTGTGCCAGAGCCTGTGTTCGAGGCAGCGGCAGGGTCGATGTCTGGTCACAGCGCTTGCACAATTCTCATTGGTAACCCGACGCGTAACAGCGGATTGTTTTACCGTACACACCATGAGCTGTCCTCTGACTGGGACACGATGCACGTCTCGTGTCTTGATATTCCGTTGGTGTCGAAGGACTTCGTTGAGCAGATCAAGGCAACCTATGGCGAGGGCAGCAATGCGTATCGTATCCGCGTACTGGGAGAATTTGCTGTTGCTGATAATGATACTCTTATTGCGGCAGAGCTAGTAGATGCGGCAATGGGGCGAGATGTACCGGTAGATGTGTCCGACGGGATGATCTACGGGTTAGACGTTGCGCGGTTTGGCACCGACAGATCTGCTTTGTGTAAGCGGAAAGGCAATGTCGTGATGGAGGTCAAGTCATGGGGTGGGCTTGATCTGATGCAGCTGGTCGGTGCTGTGGTGAACGAGGCGCGCACAGATAATCCGGTCGAGATTTGCGTAGATACTATTGGTCTGGGTTCAGGTGTAGCCGATAGGTTACGTGAGATGGGGTACAATGTCAGGGATGTGAACGTCGCTGAGTCTTCAGCCATGAACCCTAATGCCAACAAGTTGCGCGATGAGCTATGGCTTGCGGTGAAGGATTGGCTGGCGAGTAGGACTGTGCGTATCCCGAATGATCAGACGTTGCGCCATGAGTTAGTCGCGCCTCGGTATAACTTTTCCTCGTCCGGTAAGATTGTGGTAGAGTCGAAGGACGCGATGAAGAAACGCGGGATGCGGTCGCCTGACTTGGCTGACGCGGTATGCCTGACCTTTGCCGGCAATGCGGCATTGGTAGGGGGTCGCGCAACACCGTGGGTTCGTGGTAAGCCTTTGAAGAGAAACCTTCGAAGCATCGTATAAGGATTTACACATGGCAAATATCGCGAATAACTTTTCCATCAGCCAGAACAAGCGCTCTGAGCCGTTCAATCTTCAGGTGTCGCGAGGCCAGATCCCGAATCACCAGACAGTTGTCGTATTTGGGTATAATGCCGACATTGATACGAGCATCGAGACAGTTTGGCCTCATGGCGGGTTACTTGGATTTCCGACTTCTGCTTTGCAGATGAAGGTATCGTCAGATAGCGCAAGCGATACGGCTGCCGGTGTTGGCGCTCGGACTGTGTATATCGAAGGGCTTGACGCTGACCATGCTCCTATTTCTGAGATAGTGACGCTTAATGGTCAAACAGCAGTCCTGACAACTAATTCTTATTTGCACATCAATAACTGCTATGTGGCTACTGCTGGGTCAAACTACAGCGCTGCGGGTAGCATTTATATCGGCACTGGCACTGTAACTGCCGGTGTACCGGCAACTGTGTATGATGTTATTCTGTATGACTATAATGCTCGTGTTACAGGTAGTTACACTGTCCCTGCTGGGTACACGGCATATTTTGAGCAGGGAATGTTTTCGGTTGGTCAATCTTCAGGGTCTAATCCTATAACCGGTCGCTTGATGGTTCGCGCAGATGACGATATCCGTCGTACAGCAGCAGTTGTTACATTGAATAATGGCACCGCTGATTACTCATTTGAATATCCTATTGCTATTCCTGAGAAGACTACAGTTGAGGCCCAAGCTGTTGGGTCTGCTGCGAATAATAGTTGCTCTACCATGTTTATCATGGTGCTTGTGAAGAACTGAGGCTTTCAATGGCAAAGACACCTGCGTGGCAGCGTAAGGAAGGCAAGAACCCCGCCGGTGGGTTAAACGCCAAGGGGCGCGCGTCAGCTAAGGCTGAAGGTATGAATTTGAAGGCGCCCGTGAAAGCGGGAGATAATCCTCGTCGTGCTTCGTTCTTGGCTCGTATGGGTAACATGCCAGGTCCAGAGCGTGACGATAAAGGTAAACCGACGCGGTTGCTCTTGTCGCTTAAGGCATGGGGTGCTTCGTCAAAGGAAGACGCGCGGCGAAAGGCTAAGGCTATCTCCGCAAGAAACAAGGGTAAGTAAAATGGCTGAAGCATGTCCTGTCGCCACGAGCGATATTACGGTGAACTTACAGAATCGCGGTAAAGCGATTGATAAGGCTCACTATGGCCCGATGGACCCGAACCAACCGAATGACCGCTACTGGGCTATGAAGGCCAAGATGTGGGACGTATCACCGGATGAGGCGAAGTCTCAGCGTTGCGGTAACTGCGCGGCGTTTGTGCAAACTTCAAAAATGCTTAAATGTATTGAAGAAGGAATTGCTGGTAAGGGTGGAAGCAACAAAGATGCAATGGATACGATTAACGCAGGGGATCTTGGATTTTGCGATTTCTTTGATTTCAAGTGTGCGGCTGAGAGAACTTGTGATGCGTGGGTCGTTGGTGGGCCGATTACCGACGAGACAGAGCAAGGTTCAGAGTCAGAGTCCGAGGACGAGTACAGTTCTATGGATGAAGGGGAAGACATGTCTGAGGGTGAGGTAGACTAAGTGAATCTGGCAATCTGTATACCGGCTAGGGACGAGGTTCACGCCGGTTTTGCGAAGGATCTAGCTGTGCTTTCCGCCAAATGGTATGCCAGCGTTCCTGACGGTGTTAGGTTCGACATTCACATGGTCAGCGGCACTCTGATCGCTGATCAGCGGATGAAGTTGGTCCGTATGGCTTTGGATGGCGGGGCTGACTATATCCTGTTTCTCGACAGCGATATGCGGTTTCCGTCTGACGTAATCGTGTCTCTAATGCGGCATGACTTGGACATTGTCGCGGCAAACTATGCGACGCGCCGGTTACCTGTTAAGACTGTCGCGTTTAAGAATTTCCAGAAGTTACAGTATGTTACGTCAGACTCTTCAAAAACAGGCTTAGAAGAAGTTGATGCTGTCGGTATGGGTTGCATGCTGATTAAGGCAAATGTGTTCCGTACTATGGCAGAACCGTGGTTTCAGATTGGCTATTCGCCAGACTGGAAAGCGTTTGTCGGTGAAGACATGTATTTCTGCCGCGAAGCGCAAAAGGCAGGCTTCAAGGTCTACATTGACCATGATGTCTCGAAACAAGTAAGACATATCGGTGTGCTAGAGTTCATGCACGAACACGTTGATCTTTAAGGAGTTTCCGATGAAGGGTAAGTCGAAAGTCGCTGTTGTGATGTCGGAGTACAAAAAGGGCAAACTCCACGCTGGCGTGAACCCGAAAGGCCCGAAGAAAGCTCCTTTGGCGAAGAGCCGCAAGCAGGCGATTGCTATTGCTCTTTCTGAAGCAGGCATGTCGAAAAAGAAGAAATGAACCACTTCTACGAAGAGATTCAGGGTTGGTTTAACTTTACCAAACCTTATCGCGAAGCAGTTCTGAGCGCTCCTAAAAGCGGTGCCGTGTTCGTTGAGATCGGCTGCTGGAAGGGGCGCTCTTCTGCTTATCTTGGAGTAGAAATAGTTAATTCTGGCAAAGACATACAGTTATACTGCGTCGATCACTGGAAGGGCTCTGACCAAGTCCACAAAGATGACCCGGAGCTGAAGTCGGTGTATTCCATTTTTAAGGCGAACATGAAGAAGATCGAGGGTCTCAAGATGACCCCTATCCGGTCTGACAGCGCCTCTGCCGCGTCGAAGTTTGAGGACGAGTCAGTTGATTTCGTTTGGGTCGATGCGGGTCACGAATACGAAGAAGTGAAGGCTGATATCGAGGCGTGGATGCCTAAGCTGAAACGGGGCGGAGTCATGGGAGGTGACGATTACCCGTTTGATGGTGTATCTAAGGCTGTGAAAGAATTACTGCCCAAGCACGAGGTTGGCTCAGAGACCGGCTGGAAGTGGTGGCGCGTGAGAAAGGTTTAAGGCATGGCTATTTCAGGATATGACCCCGACTACATCCCCGTATCTGTTGATGCGCCCCGTGCCTATGATGACGAGACGGGTATCCTGACACCAGGTCTGCAAGACGAGCCGATGGACGAGGAAGAGTTTCGCTCCCGCGTTCGCCAGTCCATCGAAGACGCAGCAATCTATATCGATACCTATATTGCCCCAGAGCGCGAAGCCGCGATGTCCTACTATCTGGGCAATTCGTTTGGTAACGAGGAAGATGGCAGCTCGCAGGTTGTGCTCACAGAAGTGCGCGACACGGTATTGGCGATGCTGCCATCGTTGCTCCGTATCTTTACCGGCGGCGATAAGGTTTTAGAGTTTGTCCCGAAGACGGCTGAGGATGTCGAAGTAGCTGAACAGCAGACAGACTTCATCAACTACATCTTTATGCAGGAGAACCCAGGTTTCCGCATTCTCCATGACGCGATGAAAGATGCGCTCATTCTGAAAGAAGGCGTTCTGACTTGGTATAAGCGCGACGAAGAGACTGTCGAAGAATATAGCTATTCAGGTCTGTCGCAAGAAGAAGCGGCACTCATTGCTCAAGATCCAAGCGTCACGGTTTTGGAATACCGCGAAGAGCAATCCATGATGCAGCGCGACAATGTGGTCACCATGACGCCTGACGTTATGATGATGCCGCAGATGATCTCGATGCGGATTAAGCGCGTCATTCGCGAACCTCGCTATGTGGTTGAGTGTATTCCGGTCGAGCAATTCTTGATCGATAATCAGGCAACTTCGATCGATGACGCATTGATTGTCGCGCGTCGTAAACTTGCAACTGTGTCAGAGTTGGTAGCGATGGGCTACGACAAAGACTTGGTTGAGATGAACGCTGGCTCAGGTGGATTTGAGCTGAATATGGAAACTCTGGTTCGTAACCCTGCGGACCAATCATTCTTTGGGATTGCTAATGGAAACGACGAGTCCACAGACAAAGTCTATTACGTTGAAGCCTATATCCGCATCGACAAAGATGGCGACGGTATCGCCGAGCTGCATAAAGTCTGCACAGTCGGCAATGGTGGTTACATCGTCCACCAAGAAATAGTTACAGAAATTCCATTTGCGACACTTTCGCCAGATCCGACACCGCATACAATTTTCGGCAAGTCGATTGCAGATCAAACGATGGACCTGCAACTGATCAAGTCGAGCATCATGCGTAATACGCTTGACTCATTGGCTCAGTCGATCCGTCCTCGTACTCTTGCGGTTGAGGGCCAAGTCAACATGGATGACTTGCTCAATAACGAGATCGGTGCCGTGATCCGCGCCCGTAATCCCGGTGCAGTTGTGCCATTCTCGACACCGTTCGTCGGTCAGCCAGCGCTCGGCGTGATGGCCTATGTGGACGAGATCAAGACACAGCGCACAGGCATTTCTCGTGCGTCTCAGGGCTTGGATGCAGAAGCACTTCAAAGCACGACGCGCGCTGCTGTGCAGGCTCAGTTGTCCTCATCGCAGGAGCGCATCGAGATGATCGCGCGCCTGTTCGCTGACGGTTTGAAGCGTTGCTTTAAGGGCTTGCTGCATCTCGTTACACAGCATCAGGATAAGCCTAAGATTATCCGGTTGCGTAACAAGTTTGTCCCGATTGATCCGCGTGGCTGGACAGCCGACATGGATATGATCGTGAACATTGCTCTCGGACGTGGCTCAGATGAGCAACGGATGATGTTCTTGCAGCAGATCGCCGCAAAGCAGGAGCAGATCCTCCAGCAGTATGGACCGAATAACCCGATGGTGTCGATCCAGCAGTATGTCTCGACGCTGAACCAGATCACCCAGTTGGCTGGCTTCCAGAACCCTGCACAGTTTTACTCAGAGCCGACACCAGAGCAGGTGCAGCAATTCATGCAGTCTATGGCTCCTGAGAAGAAGCAAGACCCTGCAGAAATGCTTGCTCAGGTTGAAGCAGAGAAGACCCGCGCCGATATTCTCATTGCTGCAGCTAAGCAGGAACTTGAGACGAAGAAGGCACAGGCTGACGCAGATCTTAAGCGTGACCAGTTGATCGCAGACGTGATGCTCAGAGCTGCCGAGATCCAAGCAAAGTATGGCTCACAGGTCGATGTTGCCACGATTAACGCAGAAGTTAACCGTCAGCGCGCAGAGATCGAGGCAATGTTCAATCTGCAATCGCAGCGCGAGCAGGCGATCTTACAGCAACCTGCACCACAGCCGATGATGCCACAGGGGATGATGTATGGTTGAGGAAGCGGACCTCCATAGAGCTGCGATAGCGCTGAAAAACAGTATCGCTACCAAGGCTTTGTTCGACGCTCTTAAGAAAAACTATACAGAGATGTGGATGTCATCAGACCCAGATGACTCCGAGGTAAGGGATGAGGCGTATCTGATGATACGTGCCATCGCGGATCTACAGGGGCAGATTGAGACGATGGCGTCAGCCCCAGATGTAGTCGCGTTTAACCGCCGCTTGAAGGGGCGATAATTTAGGAGTATTTACTTATGAGTTTAACCGAGCAGTCGCAGACCCGCGAAATCGGTGTATCAGAAGCTGCAAACCGTATGGCGGCACTACTGGGAGGCGATGAGCCGAAACCCACGGCGCAGCAGGAAGCAGCTCCTGCCGAGGCACAAGAGGCCGAGGCGACGGCAGATGAGGTCGATGAGACCCCAGTGCAAGATGAAGGTCACGCTGTAGAAGCGTCAGACGGCACTGAGGAGACCGAGTATGTCGTGGACCAAGAAGGTGGCACAGAAGAGAATCTGTCACCGGAATCGCTCGTAACCGTCAAGATTGACGGACAGACGCAGCAGATACCGCTGAAAGAAGCTCTGGAAGGCTACCAGCGACAGTCCGATTATTCGCGTAGAATGAACCAACTCCGCGAGGAGAAGGTCGCATTCGAGCAAGAATCTGAGGCAGTAAGAACGGAACGCCAGCAATACGCGACCCTGATCGAAGCGCTTGACCAGCAACTCCAGCAGTTGATGCCGCAAGAGCCAGATTGGGAACGGTTGCACCGGGAAGATCCGTTAAACTTTCCTCTGGTCGAAAAGCAATGGCGAGACTACCAGTCCCGCATGGCTGCGACGAAAGCCGAAAAGGAACGTCTCAGCTATTTGCAGCAGAAGGAAGAGCAAGAGCGGTTGAAGACCATTGTGGAGCAGGGTCGCCAATATTTGGTGAAGCAGGTTCCAGAATGGAATGATGCCGATAAGTGGAACGAGGCACGGACACGTCTGAAGGAATACGGACAACAAGTCGGTTATTCTGAAGATGAGTTAGCCCAAGCCTATGACCCACGAGCTATTCTTGTTCTTGAGAAGGCAAGGAAGTACGACATGCTAATGGCTAAGAAACCGCAACCTGATAAAAAGGAAGGTCCGAAGCCGTTGCGTTCAGGAAATGTTGCCTCCGCACCTAAGCAGCAGACCGAAGTTGCTCGCGCGAAAATGCGTCTCAGTAAAACCGGTAGCGTCGATGACGCTGCTAAACTCTTTGGTCTAATGGAAAGCAGGAGACGATAATGGCTTCCGTAAGTAAAGTTCAAACCTATCAAGCTGTGAACGAACAGCGAGAAGATCTCTCGAACATCATCTATGACATCAGCCCGACCTCGACCCCGTTCATGTCGAACATTGGTCGCGACACGGCTGACAATACCTACTTCGAGTGGCAGACTGACTCACTCGCAGCAGCTAACGGCTCGAACGCCCTCGTGGAAGGCGCAGACGCTGGTAACACGGACTTCACCGATACAAACCGCGTTGCGAACTACACGCAGATCAGCGGTAAGGTCGTTGCAGTTTCGGGTACAGCTCAAGCTGTAAACATGGCTGGCATGCGTACGCTCTTGGCCTACAACCAGGCTAAGTCTGCGAAGGAACTGAAGCGCGACATGGAAAAGATCCTCCTGTCGAACCAAGCTGCTTCTGCTGGTAACAGCTCAACTGCTCGTTACACGGCTGGCGCGCCCGCTTGGTTGATCACGAACTCGGTTGCGAACGGTGCTACCGCTCCTACGCTTTCGTCTTCGCCTAACGGTTATCCTAACCAAGCATGGACGAACCTCTCGACATCGACGGACGTTGCTTTCACCGAAACCATGCTCAAGACGGCAATTCAGAACGTCTGGGCACAGGGCGGCGAAGCAAAGATCCTCATGACGGGTCCGTACAACAAGACGGTTGCTTCTGGCTTTGCAGGTATCGCTCAACAGCGCATCACCTACAATCAGGTGCAGCCTGCTGGCATCATCGCCACCGCTGATGTTTACTTGTCTGACTTCGGCGAGGTGTCAATGGTTCCGAACCGCTTTGCTGATGAGCGTTTCGCACTCGTTCTCGACCCAGAATACGCATCTGTTGCGTATCTCCGTCCGTTCGAAACGATTGACGTTGCCCAGACCGGCGACTCAATCAAGAAAGAACTCGTCGTGGAATACGGTCTCCGCATGAAGGCTGAAAAGGCTCATGCTGCTATCGCAAACCTCACGACTTCAGCCTGATAATAGAGAGGGGCGGTTCGCCGCCCCTCTTTTCTCTTGGGGAGCAACATGAAGCAGCAAGACTACGCACCGGGTGAGTTCATCTTAGGCCATGACGGTTTTACCGGCACTACGACCAAGATGAAGGTCGAGCATGATGGCACGATGCACTTTATCGATACAACCGACATCAGCGATGTTGCGAATTTTAACCAAGAAGAGATGAACAATGTTTCACGGACAACCAGATCTGGAGACATGGTTAGAGTCGCTCGTCTTCCTATGCTTGTTTTGTTGCAGCTTAAGGAGCGTGGTATTCTTCACGACAAGAATGCCTTGAAGCGGTGGTTGACTACTGAAGAAGCCCGTCCGTATCGGACTCACCATTACACGAGCTGACGATGACAATTACGAATTACTCGACCCTTCAGTCAGAGATCGCGTCATGGTTGAACCGTGATGATTTAACGTCTCAGATCCCTACTTTTATCCAATTCGTGGAAGCTGATGTGAACAGCCGTTTACGCCACCAGAAGATGGTTGTGCGTGCTCAGGCTACCAGCAACCAAGAATATGTGCAGCTTCCTGCTGACTGGCTTGAGGCAATCAACATCCATATCATCGACGGTGCACAGCCGCTGCGTTTCGTTACGCTTGATGAGGCAGACCGCATTCTGAAGCAGCAGGTTATCACTCAGCCGTCATTCTATTCGATTATGGATGATGCGCTTGAGATTGTCCCCGCACCAAGTTCTAACATCGACATTGAGATGATCTATTACGGTAAGATCCCGTCTCTCAGTGTTAGCGTTGCTTCTAATTGGTTACTCGTAAAGGCTCCTGACCTTTACCTGTATGGCGCTCTCGTTCACGCTTCACCGTTCTTATTGGACGATCAGCGTGTCGGGTTATTCGCGAACATGTACAATTCGCGGCTTGATTCACTGCAACTTGAAAGCGATAAGGCGTTACACAGTGGTGGACCGCTGATTGCTCGTACGCGAATAACTTACGGATAAGGAGTTAGAAATGGCAGGTTTTACCAATTACTCAGAAGATCTTGTTCTGAACTGGGTTTTTACGACGAACTCAGCGACGCGCCCGACATCGTGGTACGTTGCGCTTTACACTGTTGCCCCTGGCGAATCTGGTGGTGGTACTGAGGTCAGCGGTACTTCGTATGCCCGTCAGAGTGTTGCGTTTTCCGTAACAGGTACAGCTCCAACGACAGCTGCCAACTCTGCTGCTGTAGAGTTTCCAACAGCAGGCGGTTCATGGGGCACAGTTGTAGCGGCGGGTATCTTTGATGCCTCGTCGAGCGGTAACCTTTTAGCTTTTGCTGATCTCACGACTTCGAAGACAATCGATACCGGCGACGTGCTTCGCTTCAACACAGGTGCTTTGACCATCACCTTGGACTGATAAATGGCGAACGGTCGCGATTACGGTAGTTTCGATTACGGGTTAGGCGTTTACGGCACAGCATTAGTCGTAGATGCCACCTGTACGATGACGGCTACCTCTAACGCGACGGCTTCTGCCAGCCGTACTCGTACCGTGTCAGCTACAGCGGCAGCTACGAGCAATGCCGCAGCAACCGGCATCCGCGTCCAGAACGCAACGCTGAACGTAATATCCGTCTCCTCGTCAGGTGCGGCTGCGGCTGATACCGAAATTGCAGTTTGTGTCATACCTGCCACGAGTTCTGCCACAGCGTCTGGAACACGGGTTCGCACTGCGGCTGATGCTATTGCGGCGACGAGTGGCGCGACCGCTGGCCCGTATGTCATTCGCACTGTCAGCGAAACTATCGCGGCGCAGTCTGGAGCGACGGCTGACGGATATGCCGTTCAGCTTGCCTCTGCCGCTGCGATCGCCACTTCTGCGGCATCAGCCACCGCGACACGCGTGAGACTTGTTGCGGCTGCGGCTGTATCTCAGTCTGATACGACGGCGAACGCGACAGTGATCTGGCGTGGTATTGCTGATATCGTTGCAGTATCAACAGCTACAGCAGAAGCGCAACGAGTTCTTCACGCTGTCGCTGGTGTGTTATGCCAATCTGGGATGAGTGCTGCTGGTCGCTATCTCTGGGAGCCTGAGGGTATCCAGTCAGAGACGTGGCAAACGCAAGAAAATGTGATAGAGAATTGGTCAACGCAAAGTGTTAGCTCTGAGTCATGGGATAGCAGTGTTATCCCGTCAGCGACATGGGTGCCGCAGACTATCTCTGGCGAGACTTGGACAGTTAACTAGGAGTTACCGTTATGGCGGATACCTATACCACAAACCTTAACCTGACGAAGCCTGAAGTCGGAGCATCCCGCGATACGTGGGGCACCAAGACAAATAGCGACTGGGACATCGTTGACGGCATCTTTAACGCTGCCGGTAATGGCACGTCGGTGGGTCTGAATATCGGTACTGGTAAGACTTTGACGGTTACCGGAACTCTGACGGGGGCAGGTGTCTCGACATATCTTGCATCTCCTCCAGCGATTGGTGGAACTGCGGCTGCTGCGGGTACATTTACTACTCTCAACTATACGACTGCGGTCGGCGCTACATCTGAAACTGTGCCTACAGTTATTGGTGGCACAACGGCGTCATCGACGTTGACTCTCAAATCAACTTCAGGCGTCGGCACATCTGATGCGATCTCGTTCAAGGTTGGCAATAACGGTGCTACGACCGCTATGACAGTTAATACGTCTGGCAACGTCGGGATAGGGACGAGTTCGCCAGTTGATTTGTTGAATTTATCTTCAACATCTGGCGCAAAAATACGCATTAATTCTACCACTGCAACATCAAACGCCCAGCAAATTTATAATGTCGCTTACAATCAAACCAGATCGTCTGATACCGATTATAGTAGTGGCGGAACTTTGTTTGTCGGGGTTTCGCAAAATGGCGTTACAGGAACTTCAGCAGATTTATGGAACAGCGGTTCTGGGTATGTTGGCGCGTCATTTATCGGCTTTAGTGGATATTCTGCATCATCAAATTATCAAGGAGATATGCGCTTTTTCACAAAATCAAATAGCGTAACTTCCGAACGTATGCGCATCACCTCAAACGGTGGCGTATCATTCGGCTCATCTGGCACAGCATACGGAACATCTGGTCAGGTTCTACAATCCAATGGTAATGCTCCTCCTACATGGACAACTATATCAACATCAGCATCGGGAACGCTCATTCGCGCTCCGCAAATTCTGACAAGCGGTACATCATACACAACCCCATCTAACTGCACGAAGATTTATGTTGAAGCAGTTGGTGGGGGAGGTGGCGGTTCTACAAATGCCGGGAACGCAGGCGGTGGCGGCGGCGGGTATGTTGCAAAGTATTTTACGGTAACTGGTAGCACAGCTTATACTTACGCAATCGGTAGTGGTGGATCAACATCAGGTAGCGGTGGCAATACAACGTTTACTGTATCTGCGACTACAATTACCGCATCTGGTGGGACTGTTGCAACTGGCCCTGCTGCTGGCGGATTGGCCGGAACTGGTTCTAATGGTGACTTAAACGTTAAAGGATCAGATGGCCAAAAAGGTGACGGTAATTCTGGCGTAGCAGGCTCCGGTAGTGGCGGCTCATCCGTATTTGGCGGTGGAGGAAGAAACTCTAATGCTGGAGGCAATTATGGGGGCGGCGCAGGAGCAAATGGCGGCACAGGCGCACAAGGAATGATTCGTATTTGGGAGTACACCTAATGATTGGCGGTCCTATGCAAATGGTTCAACCTAATGGTAATCCTCAACGCTGTGCAGTTGTGCAGAACAGCGACAACACGGTGATAAATATTATTGTTGCTGATCCTGCTGTTGATCCTGCGCCAGAAGGATGCACGCTTATCGGCCTTCCCGATGATTCACCTGTATCTTTTGGCTGGCTTTATAACCCAGCGACTGGTCAGTTTACTGATCCAAATCCATCGGCACAGCCAGAAGAAACACCAGCAGTCTAATAGGTGAAGCATGTCAGATGGTCTGAACCAGCAAATCGGACGCATGGAAGCTCAAATCGAGATGCTTCATCGTGACATGGGCGAGCTTAAGACTGAGGTTAAATCTATTGCTTCTGCCATGAACCGGTGGAAGGGTGCAGGTGCTCTTCTCGCTCTTATCGGCGTAGTGTTCGGCTTCTTCGTTGACTTGGTCTTTAAAGCGTTAGGTCGATGAATGGACCCAATTACACTAATTGCAACAGCGACAGCCGCTTACAATGGGCTGAAAGGTGCTATTGCTGCCGGTAAAGAAATACAGGAAATGGCACAGGATCTTGGATCTCTGTGGAACGCCGTTGGTCAACTAACCCATATTGCCGCTACGCCGCCAAAGAAGCGCCTATTCTCTAATCCTGCAGAGATTGAGAAAGAGGCGATGGAGCGTTACGCCGCGAAAGCAAAGGCGTTCAAGATGCAGGAAGAGATCAAGAATCTCTTCATCTCTGTCTATGGGATACACGCATACGAGTCAGTTCAGCGCGAAGTGATCGAGATCCGCAAAGAGGTCGACCGGCAACACCGAGAAGAAGAGCGAATCGCCGCAGAACGCAATGCAGAGCTTAGAGACGCTGCTGGGCTATTCTTAATCGTAATGGGTTTAGTATTAGCGATGGGTATTGTCGGTTTTCTTCTACTGATTAAGCTATAGGGAACTCTCATGGATTTAGCTGGTCAAAATTTTGGTAAACTTACAGTTCTTAATGACACTAGAAGCCGACTAAATCGTAAGGAATGGGCGTGTGAATGTGAATGTGGTAAAAAAACATGGGTTGCTACATATAGGTTGAACGCTGGTGTTACTACATCATGCGGATGTAGAAAAAAAGAAGCAGCAAAAGAAAACTGTTTTAAGAATAGCTTTAAACCAATCCATGGTATGGCCAAAACTCGCATTCACAAAATTTGGTCTGGAATGATAGATAGATGTGAATCACACTATAAAGATAAACAAAATTACTATGATCGTGGGATTAGTGTTTGCGAACGATGGAAAATTTTTGAAAATTTTTATGATGATATGGGTGAAGCTCCTATTGGTATGTCAATCGATAGGATTGATGTAAACGGAAATTATAGCCCAGAAAATTGCAGATGGGCATCTGCAAAAACACAACAAAATAATAGGACAAATACACGTTATTTGAATATTAACGGTGAAAAAGTTCCACTAATGGAGTTTGCTGATAAAATTGGTGTAAAAAAATCAGAAGCTCAATATGCATATACCTTTATGAAAAAGATATATTCTTTGGGTTTAAAAATTTCTGTTTGGGAAAATTAAAATGGATATAGCAAAAACATTTGGTCCGTTAATATCATCAGTAGCGCCAACAATCGCTACAGCATTGGTTGGACCTGTTGGTGGCATGGCTGTGAAAGCACTGTCTGGCGCGCTTTTCGGTCATCAGGATGCCTCTGACGAGGAGATTAAACTCGCACTGGCAAACCCTACAGCGGAGCAATTAGCTGCGCTGAAGAAGGTTGACGCTGACTTCAAGGTGCAGATGAAGTCTCTCGACATTGACTTGGAGCGCATCGCTGCCTCTGACAGAGATAGCGCCAGAAACTACGCAATTATGACTCACGACCTTACACCGCGTGTCTTGGCGGTTATCGTTGTCGTGGCATGGGGATGCGTCCAGTGGTTCATGCTCCACAACGTGATCGAGCCATCTATGCGCGAGTTAATTGCACGGGTTCTCGGTACACTTGATGGCGCGCTGATGCTGGTTCTCTCATACTATTTCGGTTCAGCTCACCGGCATACGGACAGCAAGTAATGCGCGATAACTTTGAACATTGCCTGAAAGCTGTGCTGAAGCACGAGGGCGGTTACGTTGACCATCCGCGTGATCCCGGCGGTGCTACCAATCTCGGCTGCACCAAGAAGGTCTGGGAAGAGTGGGTCGGTCATGAGGTGTCGAAGGACGATATACGCGCACTAACAGTGTCAGACGTAGCACCGCTTTACCGCAAGCGTTACTGGGACGCTGTTAGAGGCGACGATCTCCCTTCCGGTGTAGACATGGCTGTCTTCGACTGCGCTATCAATTCTGGCACGGGACGAGCGGCAAAGATCGCCCAGAAGATTTCCGGTGTGGCGCAGGACGGAGCGATAGGGCCAACGTCTCTTGCCGCAATTCGTAAGATCGTCGATGACACTGGTGCGATGTTCTTCATCGATCAGTTCTGCGATGCCCGTATCGCGTTTCTCCAAGCACTGCCGACCTTCGAGACATTCGGTAAAGGTTGGATGCGGCGCGTGAATGAGGTAAATAAAGAGGCAATAGATCTTTCCCGCTCTGGAGATGCCTGATGCCTCTCGTCCCGCTGACCATCCCGCCCGGTGTAGTTAAGCCTGCAACTCCGCTTTTGGCTAAAGGGCGTTACTGGGACGCAAACCTTGTGCGGTGGCGGTCAAACAAGCTCCTTCCGGTTGGCGGGTGGCAGCGTATCACATCATCCCCTTTGGCGAGCACTGTAAGAGCATTATTTCCGTTTATGGCAAATGACGGGTCAAGCTGGTTTATGATCGGCTGTGAAGGTAATCTTTATGCTGGTGAGGGTTCAACTTACACAGATGTAACGCCTACCGGATTTGTCTCTGCCGAAAGCGGATTATATGGTGGATACGGTGCTTATAATTATGGTGCATTGCTTTACGGCGATGATACAGATCCAACTTACCCGCGCCCTCCTAGCCAGCTGAGCGTTCCATCTTTCACATGGACAATGGATAACTGGGGTGAGGACGTGCTGTCTGTTGCTTCAAGCGACGGGCGTCTTTTTGTATATCATCCAGGAGACCCGCAAGCTGGAGTTGTTGGATATTCTCTTATTCAGTCAATTAGTCGCACAAGCAATGTCGTTACTGTTACTACAACTCTCGATCATTCATTTAAAACTGGTCAGGTTGTCACTATCACTGGTGTCACTACTTCGTCATTCAACGGCACATTTACAATTACCGGAACACCAACACTTGATACATTTACGTATGCACAATCAGATACAAATGCGACATCAAGCGGTGGCGATGTAACACATACTGGTACACCGACTAACAATCGCGGGGTTATTGTTACTCCAGAGCGTCACGCTGTTCTTTTTGGGTTGAACGGCAATCCTCGTCGTGTCGGGTGGTCTGACTCTGAAGACTATGCTGAATGGGATTTTGCCTCAGCTACAACGCAGGCTGGTTTCTTTGATCTTGATACTCAATCTCGCATCATTATGGCTGCCAGCGTTCGCGAAGGTACGCTGATCTGGACTGAAGATGAAGCATGGTTGATGCGGTATGTCGGATTGCCATACATCTACGGCTTTGAGCGTATCGGTTTTGGGTGCGGTCTTATGGCCCCAAGGTCTTTTGCGACATTTGGTGGACGTTGCGTCTGGATGGGCCGCGAAAACTTCTGGATCTACGATGGCGGTTACGTAAAACCTTTGCCGTGCGATGTTAATGAATACGTAATCAACAACATGGACCCGACTGCCGGAGGTCTATACACTCATGGTGCTGAGAATGGATTATTCCCAGAAGCATGGTTCTGGTATCCAAGCGTAGGATCAAGCGTTCCAGATCAGTATGTCGTGTTCAATTATGCTGAGGGATGGTGGTCTATCGGCTCGATGACGCGCACATCTTCTACTGGAGCAGGTGTATTCCCTTATCCTATCGCAGCAGACGATAACAATGATCTATTTTATCACGAAAATGGATGGACCAATAATGGTGCATCTCTTGTCGGTGATCGGTGGGTCGAATCAGGATCACTCAATCTGCAACAGGGTAACAATGTGATGATGGTACGTCAGGCTTTGACCGACAGCGGTTATGGCTATGACTCGACATCATTGCAGTTCTACACGTCTTACACGCCAGAAGGCACAGAGACGCTGTCATCTACCTACAACCCTCGTTCAGACGGATATACGGATGTCCGTGTCACAGGACGAGAAATGCGGGTCAGAATTGAGTCTACCCAAGATGCGCCTTGGTCTATCGGTGAAACCCGTCTCGATCTCGTACCGCGAGGTGGTCGATGAAAATCTTTATCCCTAATGCTCCGCAGAGCTATGACCCAAACGCGTTCTACACGATCTTTGACACGATCAAGAGAGCCATGATCTTCGGCGTTTCTACGCAAGAAGCGGTAGAATCAGTGCTCCTTCAAAGTCCAAACGGAACGGTGTATAAGGTTACAGTAGATAACGCGGGAACTCTTACAACGACGGTGGTGCCTCTTGGCGGCTGATGAGAAACAGATCCTGAAGCTCCTAGAGTCGGGGCTGAAGAAAGGCGGTTATACGCACAGCATAAGGGATATCTTAGAGGCGCTTCAGACAGGCAAGATGCAGGCTTTTCTGAATGACGGGTCACTCGCGATCACACAGGTCGTGGATTTCCCTCAGAGGCGCGTCCTAGAAGTTTTATGGTGTGCCGGTGTACTGGACGAAGTAATGAACATGAGGTCAAAGCTCGTCGAGTTCGCCAAAGAACAGAATTGCACAATGGGTCGAGCGTTCGTTCGCCCCGGTTTAGTTGTACCAATGGAGCAGGCGGGATGGCGTAAGGCTCAAACCGTAATGTTCTTCGACTTGGAGAGTTAAGATGAGCGGTGGATCAGGCCCTACAACTGTACAGAGTTCCTCAGTCCCTGCGTGGGTTGAGCAATTCGGTCAAGAGAATGTCGAGCTGGCGAAGAAGGCCGCAGCGACACCGTATCAGGCTTATTCTGGCGAGACAGTTGCGGCGATGTCCCCTGACCAGCAGGCGGCATACCAAGCTCTTCGCTCTAACTTTGGCGCGTATCAGCCAGCCTATCAGTCAGCACTGCAATCGGCGCAAGGTGTCGCTACATACCAGCCCGGTCAGTTCAGCGCGCAAAGCTTGCAGCAATACATGGACCCTTACCAAGCCCAAGTAGAGCAAGGGGCGCTTGCGGCGATTGAGCGGCAGCGGCAGCTTGCAACCAATCAAGTAGGCCAACAGGCTCGCGCGGCTGGTGCTTTCGGTGGTTCGCGTCAGGCCGTGCAGGAAGCTCTCACTAACGCTGAAGCGGCACGCATTGCCGGCGAAACGTCTGCCGGTATCCGGTCGCAAGGCTTCCGCACTGCGGCAGATCTCATGGCTCAAGACCAAGCTCGTCAGCAGGCAGCAGCTCAGTTGCGTCTTGCCGGTGCCGGTCAAATCGGCGCTCTTGCCGGTGCTGGTCAGCAGGCGCTCGTTAGCGAAGCAGGTGCACTTGAAGCGGCAGGTAAAGCCCAGCAGTTGCAACAGCAAGCGCTGCTCGATGAAGCCTATCGCCGTTACGCAGAAGAGCGTAACTATCCCTTGACGCAGCTCGGTATTCGCCAAGCCGGTCTCACAGGCGTGCCTTACAGCACCACGACATCGTCCACGACATCAGGTGGCGGTAACCTCGGTCTCACGGCTCTTGGTGGTGCTGGTCTCGGTGCCCAGATCGGTGGCCTCATTCCTGGTCTCGGTGCGGGTTATGGTGCTGGTCTTGGTTCGCTCGCAGCGTTCCTTTCAGATGAGCGCATGAAGACCGATATCGAGAAGCTCGGCAAAGACAAAGAGTCAGGTCTCACGATGTACGCATATCGGTACAAGGGCGATCCGAAGAGCTATCCGAAAGTGGTCGGCCCTATGGCGCAAGAGATCGAGAAGAAGTATCCCGATCAGGTTAAGAAGGTTGCCGGTAAACTGGCAGTGAATCTTGGTTTCGGGCCAATGGCGCAACGCGCGTAAGGAGACTGCTATGCCAGATAGAGAATACGGCGGCGGTTCATATAATTCAGGATACGGAAGCGGTGGATCAAGTAATCCGCGCGCCGGTGATACTCCTGGCTTTGGTACAGGCGGTGGTGGATCAGTCGGCGGCGGCGGCGGATACGGGGTTTCTGGTGGCGGCTTAGCTGGCGGCGGTGATCGCGGCGGTCGTGATGCCTCAGATATGGCAGCACAGCAAGCAGTCGCTAATGCTGCGCGTATTGCAGCGGAACGGGCTGCGTATGAGCAACAGCAAGCCCAAGCAGCGCAACAGGCAGCCGCACAGCGAGCAGCGGCACAGGCAGCGCAACAGGCAGCAGTTCAAGCTGCGCTTGCACGTCAACAGCAGGAAGAAGCTGCTCGCGCTAATGCAGCACGTATTGCAGCAGAGAGAGCAGCATATCAGCGGCAGCAACAAGGTTTGCTTTCGCTTATGCAGTCTAAGGCAACTGGTCCAACAACACGCGGTGGACCGGCATCAGTTGCAGCGCAACAAGCAGCGCGCAATCAGTTAATTCTCAACACAACTGGGAAAATCATCGACATTGAGTCAGGCGGTGATCCTAGAGCAAAAGCTAAAACTTCATCTGCAACTGGTCTTGGGCAATTCACCCAAGGAACATGGATGAAGATGATCGAAACCTATCGGCCAGAACTTTTAGAGGGCCGTAATAGGCAGCAGGTTTTGGAGTTGCGGACTGACCCAGAGTTATCCATTGAGATGACGGGTAATCTCGCTCGTGAGAACGCTAATTACCTTGAGTCGCGCGGTGTTCCGGTAAATGAAAACTCACTCTATCTCTCGCACTTTCTCGGTGCTGGAGATGCCGCAAAGGTTTTGAAAGCAGCGCCAGATACGCCAATTTCAGAATTGGTTAAAGAGACATCTATTGCCGCAAACCAGAATATCCTTGGCGGAGACAAGACGGCTTCTGACATTACACGCTGGGCTTCTAACAAGATGCTCGCAAGCGCACCTGCTCGTGGAGCTGTTGCTGCCGCTGGTGCAGAACCTTTGCCTGGCCCTCTTGATGCGTATCAGCCAACAAGTGGATTTGCTCCGCCTTCTGGTGGTGAGCCAGCAGCTAAAGCAGCACAGCAAGCAGGGTTGCTTGATCAGATATTCGGCGGACCAGATGCACTGCAAAACCGCATTTCTGCTTTAGAGGCAGAAGGCCGTTATGCAGGTCTTGATAAGCAGACTTACGCAACGCAGTTCGCCGGTGGCGATGTCAGCAAGGTGCGCTCGCGCATCACTGATTTCGGTCAGGGTCCAGTGGTTGACTATTACGTTAAGGATTTAGGTGACGTAGCAGGTGAAGCTATAGGAGGTCTGTTTGGCGGTATTGGGAATCTCTTCAAGGGAGGAGAACAACCAATGCGGGGTCCGAATGAAGCCTATGGCGCTCCTGTCGCAACTGGCAGTATTTTCGGAAATCTTTTCAGTGGTACTCCTCGTGCTGATTATGGCCCTTACGGGAATCTCACAGCCGAACAGTATCGCCAGCAATATGGTGGAGGCAGTAGCGCGCAACCTCAAACTGTTGCGGCAGTAGCTCCAGCACCTTCTGCTGGGACTCAAGCACAGATACCAACACCAGAAGAATTGGCGAGAAACCCATATCTCTGGCAGCAATACTATAACCGCATCCCGCAAAACTATGGTATCCAAATGGCTCAAGCACCGCTTGTTGGTCCTGCGATACGCGGCATATTCTCTTAGGAGCGCATAATGGCTAACGGTCTTCTCAGCGATTGGATGTCAGGCACAGGTGTATATGGAAACCCTAATGCGGTAGATCCGCAGACAGGTGTGCCTTATGCCGATACACGTGCAGCGCAACTCGGTGCTCTTGGCAATATCGGGTCACTTCTGATCGCTGCCGGTCAGCCAATGACTGGTGCTCAACGCGCACAGCTTCTTGGTCAGATCGGGCCTCAGATCTCCGGTATGCAAACCGACATCTATAACGCTGCACAGCGTCGCTTGATGCAGGCACAGTTTGCGGAACAGATGGCAGCTCGTAGCGCGCGAACAGCACTTGCGGAAGAAGCAAAGGCAGACCCTGTAGCGTTCGAGAAGAAGTATGGCTTTAACCCAGTTGGGTTGCCTGCTGAGTCTATCTCGTCGCTTGTAACCAAAGTGGCTGAAAGCAATGCGCTAAACGCTCCGCAAATGCGTTTATGGGAAAAGATACAACCTGCTTTGTCTGAACAACCAACTGTATCACCTACAGAAGCTTTATCAGTTGAAGGTAAGGGGCCAACAGTTGAAGCTGGTAAGTTAGTCGGAGCTCAAGCACCAGTATCAGAATACGATAAATACATGAAGGCTGCACAGACAGCAGCAAAACAAGGTCCGTCTGGTCTTGCCTTAGCTAAGCAACTTACTGACATTGCGCAGACATTTGCTCCTCAGAAGGGAGAGATTGTTGGATCGTCTGAATCTGGGTATTTCAGAGTTCTTCCAGGTAAAGAACCTGTTCAAATAATTGCTGCATCTAAAAAGCCAGAAAAACTACAAATCTTCGGCAGCGAAAAAACTGGATATTACTCTCTGGATGCTGCTGGAAATACAATAGAACTACTCGCTCCAAAGACAAAAGAGTTAGATCCAAATATTGCATCTGCGGCGCACACAATACGCACTGAATTTTTAGGGCAAGAGCCAGTCAAGACATTTGCTACAACTCAAAAGAATGCGTTTGCTCTTAAAGATATGGTTGATCGCGCAAAGTCAGGAGAAGCAGGTGTTGCTACTGGTGCAAACGATATCGCTATTGTCTACAACTTCTTTAAAACTATTGATCCAACATCAGTAGTTAGAGAAAGTGAATTTGGATCAGTTGCTCAGAACATGGGTTTGCCAGCAAGTGTTGTATCGGCATTTCAAAAAGTTTCTGGTGGCGGGTTCTTGCCTAATGAAACGCGTGACGAACTTGTTCGTATTGCTAATACATATTTGGATAAACAATACCAAGACGTTAAAAATCTAAATGAAACTTATAAAGGTTTTGCTAAACAGTCTGGCATTAACCCTGAACTTGTTGATATTGATTTACGTTCTCCTCAGTTCAAAACAAAGCAGGCGCAAGAAGAGGAAGCAAGATCAGGAATTGCCGCTGCAAAAGAAAAGCAAAATGCAAGCGACCCTGTAATTGCTCAAATCAATAAGATGACAATTTCTGATGCTTTAGCAATAAGTGAGACGCAACGGCAATCATGGAATGACGCTCAAAAAAGAGCGTTTCTTGATCGCATTAAGACATTGAATGCTGGAGTTCAATAATGGCTAATTCTGATTTGCTCGCAAAGTCTAAAGGTTCTGATTTAGATAAGGCTATTCTTCTTGAGCAATTCAAGATGAAGCAAAATACTGAACAACCATCATATGGTGATCAGTTGTTGCGGCAACTTGGTCTTACAGCGAGAGTTGCTGGTCCAACACTTGCTGGTGCTACGGCTGGCGCTGCGATTGGTGCACCGTTTGCCGGTGTTGGCGCTATTCCCGGAGCTATTGCTGGAGCTGCCGCTGCTAACTTAGCTCAACCTGTGGCAGACATTCTTACTGCTGGATATAACTATGCGACAGGAAGACAGGCTGCTCTTCCATCTCAAGGTATCCAAAATGTAATGACTGCGGCTGGGTTACCAGTTCCTGCAACACCTACAGAGCGTGTGATGCAAAGTGCTTCTGGAGCATTGATAGACGCAGCTACAGGGGCTGGCGCTGCAAAACAGGCCGTTAAAACTCTTGCTCCTCTTGGTCCTCAGACAACAACTCAACGTGTTCTTGGAACTCTTGCAGAGCAACCAGGAACACAAATGGCTGCATCGGCTACATCTGGTGGCGTATCGCAAACAGCTAGAGAAATGGGAGCACCAGAAGCTGTATCATTGCCACTTGGTTTGATTGGTGGAGTACCATTTGCTGTAAGTGGAAGAAACCTTATTCCTAAAATTGCATCAGCAGAACGTGATACGCATTTGAAAGCGATGCAAGATATTGGAGTTCCAACAACTCCTGCGCAGGAGACTGGAAACCCATTTGCTCAAGTAATGGAATCTGTATTTAAGTATCTTCCTACGTCAGCTCCAAAGGTTGCATCGATTGAAGATGCACAGCAACGCATGTTTACTCGCGCTCTTATGAAAGAGGCTGGCGTAGAAAGTGATATCGCAACTCCTGAAGTTTTGCGTAATGCACGTAAGGCAATCGGAAAAGAATACGATGCTCTTGAATCTCAAACACAAATCAAGAGTGATGGACAACTGTTTTCTGACATTAACGCAATAGATCAGAACTATGCTTCTGGTTTTACAAGTCAAATGAAGGCACCATACAAAGCATTTCGAGATGAGATATTAGATTTCGTTCAAGGAAAGCAAGTAGGTCCACAGAAGCAAAAAACAAAAGGCGGTAAATCCTATAAGGATATGCAATCATCTCTTGCTGAAGAAATTGCAAAAGCAAATCGCAGCGATGCTCCTGGATCAAATCGATATGCTGAAGCTATCCAAGGTTTATCAGATTCCCTTGCATCGGCTATGGAAAGATCAACAACTAATCCTGAGCTTAGAGCTGTTTGGCAAGACACAAATCGTCGCTACGCAAATCTAATGCGCGTTGAAGATGCGATGAGCATGGCTGGTCAGGAAAAGTTAAATACTGGATTTATCCCACCACAGCAAATCGCAACAGTTGTGCGTACTCGCAATCCTCGTGAATGGGTAGAAGGTGGTAATAAATTTACAGAGTTAGTGCGCTCTGGCGCAGCGACACTGCCAAACCCAACTCCACGTAGCGGTAGTCCTGAGCGTAATTTTATGCAGGATTTGGTTACAGGCGGATTGCTTAAGTCACCGCTTTTTCTTGGCGGTACTGCTGCTCAAGGTATAGGAACTGCTGTTCTTGGACCGGCGGCTGCTCTTGGTGGCCCTTATGCTGCGTCACGTTTGTATTACAAACCACGCGTAGAAACACCAATGCAAGGTCTTCTCGCAGGGGAAGCACTAAGAGCGGCGACTGAAGAACGACGTTAATTGGTAAAGCAGGCATACGACATACTCGACATCGCTCGGTTCTACTCCAAGGTTGATGTTGGCAAGAAGCACGAGTGCTGGCTCGTGAACGGCGTGCATGTCGATAGATTTGGGTATGGCTGCTTTACTCTTTCAGGTGTGCAGGTAAGAGCGCATCGTTTTTCGTATCAGGTATTCCACGGCAAGATCGGTGACGGGTTAATCGTGCGGCACAAGTGCGATACACCGCTGTGCGTAAATCCGTATCACCTTGAGACTGGCACTGTCGCTGACAACGTCATGGATCGAGTGATTCGCGGTCGTTCTGCAATCGGCGAACGCAACGGCAAAGCAAAGCTGACAGCCGAATTAGCGAAAAAGATTTTCAACGATAAGAGACCATACCCACTAATTTGTGCTGAGTATGGGTTAAACAAGTCCACCGTATCTCAGTTAAAGGTCGGTAAGACGTGGTCTCACGTGACCGGTAAGAAGTACATCAAGCGCTGATTTATGCTATAATCTCAATGCGTTGAGCCTTGCTCCGCGCTGCTCATCCTCCCTGGAGCAGCGGCCCCTGCGTCTCCCATCAGGCGTGGGGGCCATTTTTTTAGAGTTATCCACAGGTTTGTTAGACAGGTATTGCATATAAAAAAATATATGATACGGTCTCCAAATCAGCGATGGGGCTGAGTAACACGGAGACACGGAAACTATGTCAGAGCCAGATCCGCGCGTCGTAAGATTTCTGATAAATTTACTTGCGATGTGCCTATTCTCGATTATCGTATTCGGTCTAGCTTATATCGTAGATGGGTATGTGCAATGACCAGCGTTGATTGGAGATCGCATTACAAAGACGTGCGACTGAGACTGCGTGCTGCACCGCAACATAACCTTGTCAGGGCACAACTAAGGGAGCCACCTGCACCACAGCCTGAGCCAGAACCTGTACAGGAAGAGGTACAGGTCGAAGAAGGACCGGCACCGCTTCCGCCATTACTGGCAAAGCAATTCAGCGAAGCACATCAGCTTCTCCGCGCGGCTAAGATCACGGTCGTACCACGGTGGAAGGAAATTCTGAGGGAGACATGCAGCAAGCACAAGATTCACCCAGAGGAAATTATTGGCAAATCGCGAGAAGCGCCTTTGGTAAGGTGTCGCCGCGAAGTTTATTACCGACTGAGGACAGAGTTAGGGATGAGTTTGAATCAGATCGGGCTCAAGCTGAACAAGGATCACACGAGCGTTCTTCACGGTGTGAGGGAATACGTAAAGGCAATAGGGAAAGAATGATGGACCACAGAGATGTACTTAAGGAAGCTCAGTCTATTTTATCGCAACGCAGTAATAATTACGGAGAGGCGCAATATAATTTTGCTCGTGCAGCAACACTGATGAGCGTTCTCTCAGGCAAGAGCTATTCGGCATACGATATGTCGTTGGCGATGCTTGCGATCAAACTATCACGTCTTGCGAATAGCCCAGACCACCATGACTCATGGGTAGATGGGATTAACTACATGGCATTCTGTGCAGAGTTCCAAGGAAGAGATGCACCAGATGCTGTGCTGGATCTGTCACTAAAGCGCGTGCAGTCAAACTTAAACGAAGCAATCAGGGGAGAGAGCAATGGTGGAAGTAAGACCTGACGGACCAAACGAATACGTGATCTTAAAAGATCATTCTGTTGCTGGTTGGGTGCATCTTGCAAGCGATAAGAAGTACCGTGCGCTGACAGTTGACGGTCATCTCACACATCACTGGACACTCACATCAGCACTCTCAGCAGTAGCGGATGACGCAGAGGACATCGAAGTACATGCGACTCGATAACGTACCAGCATCAGAGTATCACTCATGGGATGCACTATCAGCTTCAGGCGCAAAGCAGTTGCTGAGATCACCGGCACACTATCTCGCAGCGAAAGAAGTGCAGCGTGAACCAACACCAGCAATGAAATTCGGCACACTCGTCCACGCAATGGTGTTAGAGCCAGACACAGTTGACACTGACTTCGCAGCGATGCCGAAAGTCGATAAGCGTACCACAGCGGGCAAACAGCAAGCTGAACTCTTTGCAGTGACGAACGCGGGTAAAGTGATCGTTGATATGGATGACTTCCAGCGTGCGCAGAGAACAGCAGACGCAGTGAGATCACATCATCTCTATAACGATCTCTTGAAAGGCGCGAGCGTCGAGCAATCGTTCCGGTGGGATCAACACGGTGTCCCATGCAAGGCTCGCATGGACGCGATACAGGGCGATCTCATAGTGGACCTGAAGACAACGCAAGACGCGTCTCCTGATGGTTTCGCTAAGACGATGGCAGGGCTGAAGTACTACGTGCAAGCCGCCCATTATCTCGACGGGTTCGCCCATGTCACTGGCACCGAGCAGCGCAACTTCATCTTCATCGCAGTAGAGACAGAAGCGCCGTTCGCCATTGGCATCTACGAACTCGACTTCGTGGCGCTCGAAGCTGGTCGGCATAAGATGGCTCTTGCAGCGGAAGCCTATAAAGCAACGAAGAGCGCGACAGCGTGGAAGGGTTACTCGCCCGACATTGTCACGCTCTCTGTTCCGTCATGGGTGGCAGGTGAAGTAAATGGATGACATCATAGACGAGTTAGAGAGTGTCCGCATCACTGCTGGCATGAGCACGAGGGAGCTGTCATCGCGCGCCGGTCTTACTCCAAGTCATTGGTGGCAGATATCGCGAAAGACCAGATCGGCGAACTTTGACACGCTGATGCGAATAGCAAAGGTGCTTGGTTATACCATTGTCGCGATACCAGTTCCGGTGACAGAATGAGCACTTCAGATGATTTTACAGTAAGACCAGCCGTCGAGAAGGACTTGTCCTATATAGATTTTTTGCAAAAGAAAAATGCTGAGGAGTTAGCATTTTACCCAAAAGTGGTATTTGAAAGAGAGATCACAAAGCAAAGAGTTGTTCTCGCAGAGTTTAATAATGAACCATGTGGTTATCTTTATCATGGTGCTTTTGGAGAAATTTGCAGGGTTCACCAAGCATGTATTCAGTACGACTTAAGAGGTCAGTTGTACGGAGCAAAATTGGTTAATCATCTTGTATCTCTTTGCAAGGCCGCCAACAGCAGTTCTATATCATTAAGGTGCGGCAGTGATATCGCAGCTAATGGTTTTTGGAAGGCGATGGGTTTCATTTGTGAGTCCATCAGTCAGGGTGGCGTGAGAAGAATGCGCGACATTAACCATTGGAAACTATCACTACAGCCAGAACTATTTATCATTGGGGTAGAACCATCAACGAAACAAAAGGATGCTTCAATTTGGAGAAAACGAGGAAACTTAAAGATCTCGTCATTCCAACGTGGAGATGCGCTTAAAGAATACCGTGAACTCGTGATCGCAGAATCTTTGAAGGAAAAGAAATGAAGATCTGCGGCATCGATCCTGGGGCAAGCGGCGCAATCGCGATACTCGATATCGAAAAAGGATATCTGTCAGTGATTGATATGCCGGTGCACGCGGTCGAGCGCAACGGAAAGAAGAAGAACGAAATCTCAGCGCAGATACTGGCTCGCTATCTCGAAGACGAGAAACCGGATCACGTATGGGTTGAGAGAGTCGGTGCAATGCCGGGACAGGGTGTTAGTTCGATGTTCCAGTTTGGCAGAAGCGTCGGCACAGTCGAAGGAATAGTTGCAGCACTACGTTTACCCATCTCGTATGTCACGCCGCAGAAGTGGCAGAAGGCATCAGGTATGCGAGCAGGGAAAGACGGATCACGGCAACGAGCACAGGAACTTTTTCCTACATTTGCCCAACACTTCTCAAGAGTGAAGGACAACGGAAGAAGTGACGCTGCGCTCATCGCGTGGTTTGGTGTAACACAGGAACCCTAATGAGAGAGGGATTACTCTCATCCGACATGGTCACGGTCTGACCAATCAGTAACTCTGAAGGAGTAACAATGTTGAACTTTCCGCAGCATGCATCAGGCAAACCTTGGGCGCGTCTCGATGCACGTACAGGCATTCTATTTGTGTCATCGGCAGATGGGGAAAAGACACCGGTCGACATGAAAGGGAAAGTATTCGGGTTAGACATCGCTAACGCTACACAGGGATGGCTCATGGTTGGCGCAGCTGGTGTGGACTGGCAAGAGGTCAACGGTGCATGGGGCAACCCACCATCGCCAGATCATAAGCCGGGCGTGGATGTCACGATCTACTCAAAGGATTCGTCATTCGGGGACGCGCCTTTCCGTAGTGCTCGTGGCAATTCGAGAGCGTGGACCCAATTCGTTGCAGATGTTGCGAAGAAGGCAGGAGCGATCCCAGCCGGTAAACTCGCAACTCTAAAGGTTGATGCGGTCAAGACAATCAAGGTCGGTCAGGGCACATCTGTGCAGATCGACTTTACGCTTGCGCCGAAAGAGAAATGGTTCTCGGCTGAAGAGGAAGCTCCTGCATCAGCACCTGCATCAGCGCATGACTCGGATGACGAGTTCTAAGTAAAAGAAACCCCCGCACTGATACCCGATATCAGTACGGGGGTTTTAGTCGGGAGGATTCCAACAACGGAGATTGCTGTGAGTGAAAGCCTACAACAAGATGCAGTGATACACAACTCTGCTATGCACAAGATGTCGTTAGCCTTTGCCAATAACGGTTTTAAGGACACAAGCCTCACATCTAAAGATTACACGTTGAAGGATCTCAGTGACCGGTTGAAGCGCGTTCGTGTCGGGCCAAAGGATGGCTCATACATGATACGGGGCGGTGATCTCACGATCTGCAAGCGCGCCGACGAGAACCTCAGATCAGCGGAACTGATTATCCTCGACGGCGACTCGTCCATCGATCCAGAGACAGGCGAGATCACACCCGGTGCCCCCTATTTCTATGACGTGCACGAAGCGCTCAAAGACATGGGCATCGCTCACATCATGCACACGTCACACAGCAACCGTGGCTCTGATGGCGTTGTCAGCTTCTGGAAATTCCGTGTAGTCATCCCGTGCCAGATGCAGTCGCAAGAGGATCTGACCGCTGCTGTTGATTACCTGATCGCAGAACTCCATAAGCGTAAGATCTGGATGAACTGCGTAACAGAGAACTATCGTTGGTCACAGCCGTGGTTCCTCCCACGCGTCAGCAAAGAGGAAGAGCGCGAGCGTTTCGTGCACCGCGATTACCTCGACGGGAAGATCTTCGAGATCGAGACAGCCTTAAAGTGGCAGCGCGAACAGACCAGTTTGGACGCACAGATAGACCTGTTGAAGATCGCTCTTCCGCATAACCAGTCGAGCAACACGATCACAGATTTCAATCAGCAGCACGGTCTCGAATGGATGCGCGCGCAACTGGCATCGATGGGGTACAAGTTTAGCCATTACGACAAGCGGCATGACGCATACCGATACGTGTCTCCCACGAGCAGCACAGGCACAGCGGGAGTATTACTGTTCCGTGGATCTCGTGGCGACTGGATCACCTATTCCCATCACGGCGCGCATGATCCGCTGTCAGAGAAAGTGATGGACCCGTTCGCGATCTACGCACTAGTAAATTTTTCTGGGGATAACTCTGCCGCACTCCGGTCGCTGCAACCAAGAGAAAAGAGCATCACGGAACAGCTCTCGGAGATGCGGGATCACAGTGCGAGCATCGTTGCACCGCAACAAGATAATGCTGCACCGCAAAACAAAAAGCGCATCGAAATCCTGCGCATGGACCAGCTCACCGACGAGCCAGTGCAATGGCTGATAGAAGACCTAATACCAGCAAAGGCATTCGCAGCGATCTACGGAAGACCGGGCAGCTTCAAGTCATTCGTGGCAATATACCTCAGCCAGATGATCGCAGCGGGTAAACCCGCATTCGATAAGCCGACTACTCAAGGGACGTGCCTATACATCGCAGGGGAAGGCCAAGCAGGGCTTAAGAAGCGCTCTGACGCATCACGTATAGCTCACGAGATTGAGCCGTCTGTGCCTCTCTATTTCATTAAGAGAAGCCTGAACCTCAGCTCGACGCTGGAAGACATGCAGGAGCTCATCAAGGAGATCAGGGAACTCGGTATCGCGCCATCCCTTATAGTCATAGATACGCTAGCTCGGAACTTCGTCGGGGACGAGAACAGCTCGGCAGACATGAGCCAATTCATATCAGTAATCGGCGAACTAATAGCGCAGCTCAGTTGCTCGGTGCTGGTGGTCCACCATGCCGGTAAGGACGAGTCAAAGGGCATGCGTGGCTCGTCAGCATTGCTCGGTGCCGTGGACGCGGAACTCGAATGCACCCGCACATCAGATGAAGAGGACAAGGACCACCTGACCGGGAAACTGACCACGACAAAGCAGAAGGAATCAGAGGACGGGGTCGAGTTTCACTTCATTATGCAGCGCATCAGGACAGACAAACTGGACCCGAATATCGTCTCACTAGGGCTTAGACCCTGTGAGAAAATCGAAGTTAAAAAGCGACAGAAAAAGAACCTCACACAGGCCGAGATTTTCGTGCTTGAGGCGCTCGACAAAGCCATCGCGGACTTCGGAAAACGGTATGGAGTACCCGGAATACCGGCAGAAAAACTGTGTGTCAGACGCGCAGATCTACTGTCCTCATTCCGACATTTGTGTGCTGCTGACGACAAATTCAGCGACAGAACGTACCAAAGAGCCGTCAAAGACCTCAGCATCGCAAAAATCATAGGCGTCATGGGCGACATTTTATGGAAAAACGATATAGATCAACGAGTTACAGCTACAAGCGACACGGCGACATGGGGCGACACGGAATAATTTGTCGCTTCTGGACAGGACGTGAGGCGACATGTCGTTTGTGGTTACCCCCTTTAGGGGGTACCCAACAATGTCGCTTCGCTGTCGCCCGTTTCTGTCGGGGTGAGTTTTAGGGTTAGACTGAGTTGTGAGTTTTAGCTGAAGGGAGATGAGCGATGGGTGATGGCGATGAGAATGACGGGGACTCTGGTGAGCGCCCCGTGATCCAGTTGTACCAGGTCGTGATGCAGGAGCAGGGTGACGCGGACAGGGTCAAGAAAGGGTGCTGCGAGCGGTGTCTCTTTTGGGTGGGGTTCAATGAGAATGAGGAAAACGAGCAGGAGGGAGAGTGTCACCGGTTGCCGCCACAGGTCTCAGCGACTGGTTCCTCGAAGGAACCCTTCATCAGTTGCTCGTGGCCCATCACTGGTGCCTCGGACTGGTGCGGCGAGTTCGATGAAGCTGTGAGGATGAACTGATGGCGCGCTCGGAAATCAGAACACCGAATGACCTCATGATCTGGGAGATGCGGCAGAGGCAGGTGGACGCGGCGCTCGTTCCGCTCGACCGGGTAGCGAGAGAGTTTGAGGGCAAGTGGGGGTACCGCCGTCTTCAGTCGCTCGCCTCGCCAGAGCTAGCCGTGAAGTTTGAGGGAGCGCGCCAGAAACTCGATGAGGCGATCAAGGCGCAGGACACTGACGAGGTGGCTAAGCGTGCCGCGATCATGATCAGGGGATGGCAGGCACTGGAGAAGGCAGCAGTCGACGCGGGACACACACCGCTCGGTCAGGGGCTGTGGCAGGCCAAGAGCGGCGGGAAGACGTTCACGGTGGCACTCATCAGGGAAGACGTTGACGCGCCAGCCTTGAGTGCCGCCGAGCCAGAGACGGTCGTGTGCGTCGAGGAACTGCTGGTCTGTTGGCAGAATCGCTACGAGAGCGTGGGGAAGGTCAAGGATGCGTTCCGAGGCGCGACCGTTACGGATGAGAGGCCGCGGACGGGCAGCAAGGGTCGGTTGCCGCGTGGTGGGGATGAGATACCGTTTTAACGAAGGAGTAAAAGCATGTGGGAAGTAGTTTGCCGTGACGCGGTGTCGGCTGAATTTGGCAAAGTCGGAGAAAAAGCAACACGGTTTAGTTTTAGGAGCAGAACGCCGTTTCTGACGGGTGCCCGCAAAATTCTGGAAAACGGGGGAAGTGAGAGCGATCCTGTCACAATGATCGGTCCGAGCGGAACTATCTCGTTCAGAGGGAAAGTGGGACAGTTCTCCGGTCTCTCGATACTGGAAAACGAAAAGCGTGGACCGGTATTCGTGAAGTACAGGAAATTCGAACTCAAAGAGTCGATGGTAGACTGATACCGGGGCGAGGAAATTATTACACCGCAATGCAGACCACGAAGATCAGTCCGAGAAACAGGGTTAGTGAGACCAGTTCGAGAACGTCTTCAAGAATTGCGCGTAACATATTGATTCTCCGTGTTTCTGTGTTTCAGTATTTCCGATTAGGATGAGCCTTATTAGGACGGTGACGAGAAGCGGTCAATCGTATAAGTTGAACATGGTTACCAACAAGTTAAGGCATGAGCGAATGAAAGAGGCAAAGAAGAACGGTCGCCCGACGATGAAAAGTAAGGCGTTGCTCGAAGAATTTTGCCGTCGTGTGGCTAATGGCAGGTCTGTGGCTAACGTTTGCCGTGAAGAAGATATGCCAGACGATAAGACGATTTGGCGTTGGTTATCGGAAGATAAGAGCTTCAGCGACGACTATGCGCGCGCGATCCAAGCACGAGCCATGCACCACGCGGACGGGATTCTCGATCTCGAACAAAAGCTGCTGAACGGGGAAATTCCGCCAGACGTTGCGCGGGTTGCGCTCGAT